AATCTATGAAAGTATGCACCATTTAATTCTAAACTGTTAACTTGATCTTGGTCAACAACTTTATTACTAGGATGACTACAGTTCCATAACACAACACTTGACCAGTTCTTGCGTGGATAGATAGTTTGTTTTTGTCCGTCCATCTTAATACCTTCTTTAGGTGTGTAATCATGTTGCACACACATAACAGCATACTTGTCATCTGCTTGATCAAATAATTCTTTAATGTCTGTTGTAAGCAACATATCACAATCCATAAACAAAGCCCAGCCTTTATAGTTAGCAAGCTCTGGTACTAAGAAACGTGTAAATGTAAATTCTGTTGATGCAAGTTTATCTTCAGGACGCTTGTACCATCCTGCTTGTCTTAATTCTTTTTGTACTAGCGGACGTACATCTGCATCGGGTTGATGCTTTAGTATGCTATGTTTACACACTTGATAAGCCATATCTTCTCTTGGTTCGTAGCCTATGAATACTTTCATTAATCTCTTCTTTCTATATCTTCTTCATAACAGTCGCCCCATTGTACTTCTAGTATATGAGTGTTCTCTGTTCCAGGATTGCTTGCCTTATGCCAAACTTGTTCACCAATTTTAAATGTTCTACTTTTTGGTTCTAGTATTATACTACTTTGTATACTATTCCATTCAGTGTCCATTTTAACTGTGCCTTCTAGCACATTCCATTCTTCTGAACGCTTAAAGTGTTTTTGATCACTGAGTGATTTACCTGGATATATTACAAGCTCTTTTACTTTGTAACCTTTGTCTGGCTTGTCATCTAGTACACGCCAATAGCCCCAATCACGTTCAGTCTTTTGTGTTTTCCACTCGTCAAGTATCCAACTACTACTGTTGGCTTTGTTCTCTCCGCCTACGCCGAATTTAAAAGAAATATTTTCTACATCTGCTTCCATCTCTGGAATATTCTCAGATGTTCTATCTCCGCCGTTTGCAAATATGATATGTGCATCAGGATATAACAGTCTAACATTGTTTATTGCTTCAATAGCACTATCGTCATCGTCACCAAATAACAAACAATGATCAACCATTGATAAGTTTTTTATAATTGAAATGCGTTCGCCGCCGGGCATAAACGGACGACCTTTCTTGCGTTTTAACCAAGCATCTGTATTAACACCAACAACAAGTTTGTCGCCGAGTTTCTTTGCTTCTATAAAATATTCTATGTGTCCTGAGTGTAGCGGATCAAAGCCGCCGGTTACTAATACTACGTTCATGTAGATATTTATTGCATGATTTGTGTATGCTTTTGTGTCTTGGCTTGTTCAAATAAAGAATGTAATGTATGCCAAGGATCACCTCTTTGTATTTCTTCACCTGTCCACTGTGCATAACTCATATCATTTAACCATTGTTGTCTATCAACGGGTTGCCAAGCAGTCTCAATATGATGTAAATTGCTTCTAGCAATAGGTGATGCTACTGAACTTGGGTCTAATGTATACGTTGGTTTGCCATTAAAAATGCTCTCAACTGCCGTTAAACTACTAAAAACTATAACGCATTTTGAGTCTAAAATGTCCTTTTTAAGCCCACCGCTGGGTGCCATAGTAACACTTCCGTTGTATTCAAAGTTGCTACTCATTACCACATTTGTATATTTGCTTGCTAACTCTGAAAAGTATCTTACTTGTGGTCGCATATTATTTGGGTGTGGGCGTATTACAATTTTTCTATCTGTATTTCTACGTATTTCGTCTAGTGTATCTTTTAACCATAAGGTGTATGCTTGCCAGGCTGTGTCGGTATTGTATTTTTTATACAAATGATTTAAACTACTATCACCAATTTTCTGTAAGCATAGTAATACATAATCGCCGTTATCGTCCCAAGGGTTTATTTGTAAATCAAAATCCTTTTGCATCATTTCCCAACGGTCACTAGGACAGTCTTTTGGATACGTGCCAGTATTATAAAAGTAACTATTCCAAGCAAGCCTGTGCCATTTAGTTAATTTACTGTTACCTTGTAAATCTCTAAAGATAGGACTTTCGTTTACAATAGAAGGTTTATCACTACGTGCAATAAATTCAAATGCATCTCTAGTTACTTTCTTTCCTTCATAATGTTTTAAGATATTTGTTTGGAAATAAAAATCAGCATAGTTAGAATCTAAACAACTTTTTAAATCAAATGTATGTCCATGTGCGTATAGCATACGCTTTAGTATTCCAGATGACTTACTTGCGCCTATTACTGCTACGCCTTTCATTTCTTTTGCTCATTAAACTTTGCCCATTTAATATTTGTTGTTGCATATTCTTTACTGTGCATACGTTCAACAAACTTTAACAATAGTTCTTTGTTAGGCTTAGGTTTAAATAAATCACAAATACTAATTGCACTAGCCATTGCATTATATTGTATCTTTGCAATCTGTTGAGGATGATCGTTTGGTCCTCTAATAGGTCCATCTTCGTCCCAATCAATTACTGGTCCAAACTGATAGCAGTTGTGTTTTTCTAAACTCTTTGTAGCAAACGGTACAAGACGATCAATGTAAGGAAGTGTCTTTCCTCCTATGTATATTGTATGCGGTGGTGCTTGGTTATAAAATTTATAAATGCTATTACCTTCACCTTGCAAATCTACTATAGTTGTGTTAGCATCAATCGTTCTATCTATATATTCTTTAAAGTGTTCGTTAGGTTCTAAATACATTTTCCTACTAGTAATAAGCATCTTACTTTTCTTACCAGTCATTGCTTCGTATAACGGTTGCCAATTACAACAGTCTCTATATGTAAAAGCAATATCTCTATCTGGTAGTTCTAGTGTAGCAAGTGCTAGTACAGGCAAGTTTAAGTTTGCTTGCTCAATCCAATACTTCTTTGCATCGCCTGTATGTGGACATAATAACCTAGTTTTACGCATCCAACATGCTAGTTGTGGATCTACTTCATATGCCATTTGTTCAAGCTCTGTGAAGTGTGTAAGCGTGTCTAAGACGCCATTAACTCCGTTTGCTTGTGCAGTTTTAACATCGCTATGTTCGTTATCTCCATAGTGTGTATCTATGTTATACTTCTGTTTTACACTATCCCAAATGTATCCGTGACGCTTACCATACCTAGTAACAATAATATCTACATTTTTTGTTAGTCCGCAGTTGCGTAATATTTTCATAATTTCATCTGCACTAAGATACATGTCACTTAGTATTAAGTCACCGTCTTTGACTTTGTTTATATTTTCTACTATTGGAAATAAGTGTTCAAGTTCTACTTGTAATTCAACTTGTGGATCGTACTCAGGTAACAGTTTATAGATGTCTTCGAAGTTGCCTTCGTCTTTCTTAGTTGCTTTTTCAGCACGTATACGTTTTTTAACGTAGTTAGAATCGTTAATACGTCTAGCAGTTTCTTCATGTACTGTTTTAGGATAAAAGAACCTACGTGCAATTAGTGTATCAAATACGTCCCAACTATTCATGCTCAAATTCTATATCCCACTTATTGATTCTATGTACTTTGTATCCATGTGGTGATAGGTAATCCGTTAACTTTTCAATCATGCCTTTTCTATTACCATGTTCAATAGTCATAAACTTTATTGTAATTTTACTAAAGTCTATACCTTGTAACGCTTCTAGTTCAGCACCTTCTGTATCCAAACTCATGTAGTCAATTGTACACGGCAATTTATGATTCTCTTGTAATATTGTAGTAACGGTTTTGCTTGTTACTGTTGTAGTTTCTGTTTTATCTTTAAAATGTTTTTTAAAGTATTTTTTATTTCTAGCATCTAAATCTACGTTTGTAATTCTAGATAACAAGTCTCCTCGAATATCCTTATGTTCACTTAAAGGAATTTCAAAAGTAACTTCACCGTTAGTATTAAAAACAGCACAATGTACTACTGTACTATGCTGTCTGTTGTTTTGTAGTTGCGGTATTAAATGTGGATTTGCTTCTATACAAATACCTTTCCAGCCAAAGGAGTAGTCTAATGTAGCAGTATTACTTGTAAATACTCCATCATTAGCACCAATATCTAAATAGAATCCTTCACGTTTACCACGTGATATATTTTCAATATAATATTTGTCTTGTTCTATTTGACTGTAGTATTGTGTCATAGCGTAGCATCTTCCATACCTGCTACACGTAGTTTAACTACGTTTGTTATTTGCCATTGCTTTTGATCAAGTCCTTTTAAGACACCTAACCACTTATTACGCATTAGTGCAAACTCGTTAATAATTTTTTCATAATCAACAACGTCTGCCTCGCCGTCAACGTATTTTTCTACGTCACGACTAGACAGAGCTCGTTGATAATTTTCTAAGTATTTTTTAAAGTATGAACTACGCAACCTGCGTAGCTCAATGTTTAGATAGTTTAGGATTGCTTCAATCTCTTGTAATTGATTGAACCTGTGTTCCACTATGCCTGGCATAGCCGCTGATGCTTTTTCTACACTGCCAACTAATTTAACTTCTTTCTTTGCGTCAATTAGTTCACTTTCATAGAATGTAACTGCATTAGGTATCTTGTTAATGTCTCTAGATACTTCGCTATACCAACCCATAATTTAATCCCAATCCGTCTCTTCGTCAAGAACATCTTCATCGTCAATGTCTAGATAATAGTTTATTGCAGTATCCAATGCACTATCACTTCCTAGTGCATTAGTAAACACATCGTCACCTGTGCCCATATCGGCCATCAAGTCTACAAAGCGTTCTGCCGCAATCTCAATATGTTTTTTATCAAGATACTCCTTAAACATATTCCATGTATCTACGATTTGCTCTTCTTCCATACTCTACTCCTCGATTGTTTGTATGTCGTCTAATTCTACTTCATCTATAATAGATTCGTCGTCCGAGGTATTTACCAGAGTCGCTTCTTTTATTAGATAATCTGACATAACAGTATCGAGGTTTTCGCCGATCCATTTCTTACGATATTCTAAGATTTCTTTGCCATCGCTGGAAACATACTTTAGTCTGTTACCTTGTTTTTCAATGACACCTTTTGCTTCAAATAACTCCAATAGTCCGCTATATGGATTCATGCCTGTTTCATAAGGAATTTTAACTTGCACTGCCTCGAAAGGTTTTGCATATCTAGTTTTCATTACCTTACAGCCTGCACGAATACCCATAACTTGACTGATCTTGTTACCATCTTCATCTTCTTTTAGTTTTAGTTTTTTCATTGCTACAACAATTGAAGATGCATAGATAAAGCCTTGACCACCTGATATCTTGTCATCTGGATCAAACATATCTTGTGATGCATATGTATGGTTAGTACACACTAAGCCTACGTTATGTGAACCAATCATGTTAACAGTATTACGTACAAGTGATGTTAGTGCTTTAGGCTTACGACCCATGTCACCTTTCATGTCACCCTTTTGAAACTGATCAACATCTGTTGGTGTTAATAGCATACCTAGTGAGTCAATAACAAATAATACTTTAGGACGTTCTTCTTCGTCCATTGCTTTATAGTCAATCATAAATGTTGATACTGTTTTAGCAACATCATCAATCATTGACATATTAAGTTTTAGTAGTTTGTCATCTGCTGTGTCTACATCTAATGCTTGTAGCCACGCTTCGTCAAGTGCATTCTCTGAATCAATTAAGACTACAAAGATGCCTTGGTCTTGTGCCGCTTTTACAATGTTACCTGCACAGATATATGATTTACCTGCACCTGATTCTCCTGCAAAAACAGATACCTTACCTAGCGGAACACCTTTATGAAAGTCTCCTGAGATAAGATAGTTGAGTGCATAATTTCCTGTACTAATCCAATCAGTCGGGTCATTGAACCCTGCACTCATTCCTGAAATGGATTTAGTTAGTTGTGTCCTAAACTTAGTAGGATCAAACGCTTTATTCGCCATGGTATCTCCTGTTTTTAAAAGCCGTTAATTTATGAGTTACAAGCATTACACTTGTAACCCATATTAAATTATTATTAACTTTGACGTGCTCTGATCATTGCTAGAATGTCTTGAGCATTACCACCATCTGCTGGTGCCGCTTCAGCAGTTGGTGCTGGAGTTGCCGCAGGAGCCGCTTCTGCTACTGGAGCAGGTGCCGCTGGTGCTGGTGTCGGAGCAGGTGTTGTTGCCGCTGGTGCAGATGCCTTTAATGGATCACCTGTACGCTGTTGCATACCTGCTGGTCGGAAGTATTGTCCCCAACGATCTGCATCAAATGCTTCACCGTCTACTGACGCTTCAAACATTTCTTGCATTACTTTAAGTTCAATCTCTCCTGGCTTTTTAGGCAGGAAGTCTGACAAATTAAACAGACCGTTTGTATTAACTGCATTCATTTGTGCATCGTCTAATGGACGATCTCTACGTGCCCAATTACTTGTGCCGTAGTCT